ACGTGGCCGGCCTGATCGGCGACGTGACCGGCCTGATCGGCGACGTGACCGGCCTGCGCGGCGACGTGACCGGCCTGCGCGGCGACGTGACCGGCCTGCGCGGCGACGCGTCCGACCTGTACGGCGACGTGAATGCGTGTGGACTTACCGACGCCGATCGCGCTGCCGGCGTGGACGTGGAGACGCTGGTTGCCGAGCAGGGGGAGAAGCCGTGATCTCCCACCTCACGCCCGAGCGCGTTTCGGATCTGCGGGACGCGGTCGCCGACCATCGGAGGCTCGGATGGGCCATCCTTGCGACCACCACCGAGACAGTCGCCGCCCTGCTCGACGCCGCCGAGGAGAACGCGAGGCTGCGAGCCGACCGCGACGAGTTGCGCGGCCTCGTGGACGACATCGCATCCTACGTGCAACCGTATGACGCCGAGGACTCGGCGGTGCAGGAGTTGCCGCCGCTCACGGACGCGGTGCGGGATCTGGCGGCCGACCGCGACGCGCTCGTCGCCGAGATCAAGGCGCACCACAACGGCTACGGCGAGACCGGCAAGGCGCTTGGCTGGCCCGAGCCCGAGTCGCCGCTGGTTGCGCTGCGTGAGTTGCTGACCGAGCAGAAGGAGCTCCAGGACGACATACCCGCGTCGCAGGATGCCGGAAGCTCTTGGCGGCCCAGGGTGTGGCCGTCATCGCGTCGGGCCTCTGCAGCCCAGGTGACAGCTACAGGCTGCGCGCCCTTCGTCGAAGTCGTCGTGCTCGGCGCGTTCGTGGCGGCGGCGATCGCGGTGGCGGCTGGCGTCTGGCCGTGGGTGGCGCGATGACCCCCTGCCTCAACTGCGGCGCCCCGACGAAGCCAGGCCACACGACCTGCTCGCGCTCCTGCGCCGGTGTGCTGGGCGGCAAGAGCCGCGGATGGCGCGGCGCAGCCGATCGCATCAAGCCGTGGGACGATGCCTGTCCGTACTGCCGCGCTGGCCGCATGGAGCGGGTCGACGGGTTCCATTTGGCCAGGGACGGCCGTCGCTACAAGTGCGGCATGCCGCTGCAGGGTGGCCAGCCGAGGGAGGCCGACGGCGCCGAGCCAGGCATCGACGTGCACGCGGTACTGCAGGCCGCGGTCGAGCGCGAGTGCGCGCCGCCGTGGGTGCGGCACCCGGAGCCGTGGGACAACATCGTGTCGGTGCGCGGCGGGCGGGAGGTGTCCGCATGAGCCACGTCGAAGAGTTCACGACGATTCTCTACGTCACCACGTGCCCGAACTGCCACGTCGTCCATGGCATCCCGAACGACATGGCGACGAAGATGCGTGAGCGTGGAGGGGAGGCGCACTGCCCGAATGGGCACCGGTGGTTTTTCACCGAGACCGAGAAGCAGCAGCTCGAGAAGCAGTTGGCCAGAGAGCGCGCCGCTCACGACCAGACGCGATCCGCCCGAGACGAGCAGGCCCGGCGGCGCGCGATGGCCGAGCGCCGGTGCGCCGCCGCGCGCGGCCAGGTGACCAAGATCAGGAACCGGGTCGGCAACGGCATCTGCCCTTGCTGCAACCGGTCGTTCGAGAACCTGCACCGGCACATGCAGGCGAAGCACCCGGCGTGGAAGAAGAGCGAGACCGACTGACCAACCCCGCGCCAGCGGGGGATAGGCCCCGCCGTCGCGGAACAACTGTGGAGGGATCGAATGGCACTGGAGAAGTTCACTCTCGCGACCGTGTCCGACATGGACGGCGGCCGCATCCGAACCGCGTTTGAACAGGCGCTGAAGCGCTGCGAGGACGACTTGAAAGACCGGCCGGGCGTGAAAGCCGCCCGCAAGGTCGAGCTGCACCTGGCGCTGGCGCCGGTCGCCGACGGCGGCGAGCTCGACTCCGTCAACGTGACGTTCCGCATCAAGGACAACGTCCCGAAGCGCGAGTCGAAGGCCTACAACATGCAGTCGGTCCCCGGCGGACTGCTGTTCAACGACGCCTCGCCCGAGGACGTGCGGCAGAAGACGCTCGACATGGCTCCGAAGCCGTCGACGCAACGCGAGACTGGCTCCCGCAAGCCGCGCCGTGATCTCGACGGCAGCGATGAGGGGGTGGCCGATGTTGGCTGAGTTCTTCGATCGCATCGTCGGCCTGGCCAAGGGGGCGCACCAGGTCGAGTTCAAGACGCACGACGAACTGCCGCGCCAGGTGTTCGTGCGCCACGGCGACAAGCTCGAGGTGCACGAGGCGCCACCGCCGTTCCGCAAGCACCACCTGGTCGGCTACGACGACTTGGTCGCCGCCCTGAAGGACAGCGACATCGCGCCGGCGCCCGAGGTCTACATCATCGGCAACGAGATCGAGGTGCTTCTCGACCGCTCCAGCCGGGTCGAGCGGGTGAAGGTTGCGCTCAACTGGTCGAAGCGCTTCCTGAAGTGCCAGGAGATCGAGAAGACGCCTCGGGCGATGACGCCCAAGGACGCCGTCAAGATGCTCCGCTTCGAGCTGCACGGCGGCAACGTCGAGCACGTGATCCAGGCGCTGAGCAGGATCGACTTCACGCGCAACAGCGCCGGCAAGAGCCACGTCGAGCACGGCCGCGAGACGCTCGGCCGCAGCGTCGAGGCCGCAGTGCAGCAGGCCGACGCAGTTCCGAAGGACTTCACGGTCGCGGTACCGATCTGGACGAACCCAGGGTTCCACGTGCACGGTGCGAACATCGAGTTCGGCGTGTTCCTGGACCTCGAGGCGCAGATGGTCGAGCTGCGCGTGATGTCCGACGAGTGCCTGCGGGTGAGCAACCTCGCCGTCGGAGCTGTGATCTCCAGGCTGCAGGAGAGTCTTCCCAATGTCCCTGTCTTCCACGGGAACCCGTAGCCCGTGAACTGCAGCGCCCCACTGCCAGGCGACGACGACGGGCCGTTCCCGGCGAACGACCCGTTCCTGCCGTCGCCTGGCGTCACGCCGGTCGACGCCGGTGACTGCGGCGGCCCGCTGCGGTCGTGGCTGTTCGGCATCGCCTGGGTGGTGCTGCTGGTCTTCTGCGGCGTGGTCGTTGCCGCGGCGGTGCAGTCATGAGCGCCGGCAACCGCATCGCCCACCGCGCAACCGTCGCCTGCCGCGGTTGCGGCCGGCAGGTCCTGTTCGTTACGACCTGCGACGGCAAGACGGTCCCGCTCGACCCGGTAGCGCCGGTCTACCACCGCATCTGGGACCCCGACAGCGACTCGGCGTTCTGGATCAAGGGCAGCAACGACCCCGAGCCAACGGCCATGGTGAGCCACTTCGCCACGTGCCCGAAGGCCAACGACTTCAGCGGCAGCGGGCAGAAGAACACTGGCGGGAGGCGGCCAACATGATCCATGGCAAGAAGGACCCGGCGTTCCTGTTCTACCCCTCCGACTGGATGCAGTCCGAGGCGGTCCGGGCCATGACCTACGAGCAGCGCGGGGTCTACCTCGAGCTGCTGGCGATGGCATGGCTCGAAGGATCGATCCCGGAGGACCCGGAGCGCCTGCGGCGCATGGTGGGCCTGTCGGCGGCGCGGTGGGCGAAGGTGTGGCCGCTGGTCTCGGAGTGCTGGATCCCCACCGGGCAGCAGCGCCTGGTCAACCCGCGGCAGGAGCACGAGCGGACAACGCGGCGCGAGAAGGCCGAGGAGATGCGCCGACGCGGAGCAGCAGGCGGCAAGCAGAGCGCCAAGCAGAAGGCAAGCAGCGACCAAGCAGGAGACGCAGCATGACGCAAGCGAAACAGCAAGCAGGGCGGCAAGCAGAAACCAAGCCTTCCACTTCCACTTCCACTTCCAGTACCAGAGTGGAGGAGGAGGATCTGGTTTCTGCTGTACCAGGCAGAGAGCAAGGGGCGTCACTCGCCAGTACCCTGCGGGACCTCGGGGTGTTCCTGTTGGCGCCGTCGACGCGGGAGGCCACCGCCTCTGCGCTCGAGGCCGCCGGCCTCACCAGGGCCGACCTGCTGGACCTGGCCGCGTTCGTGGCCGAGTCCGAGCCCGACGGCGGCAAGCGGCGGCGCTACCTGGGCCGGGTGCTGTCCGACGCTGGGGTGGCCAGGCGCGCGATCGACGACGTGCGGGCGCACCAAGCACACGAGGCAGCACAGGCCAAGCCAAGGCCAAGCACAGGCCCAACCGACGCCGAGTTCGGCGCTGCGATCCGCGCGGCGAACCAACTCAGCGTCGAGCAGTTCGAGCGGGACTGGCACGCCTACGTCGCGGAGCGGAAGGCGGCCGGCGAGCCGCTGGCGGGGCCGCGCGATCCGCATCCGTGGGAGGCGCCATGAACCCCATCGACTTCGCCGCCCTCTCGGCCTTCTCCAACTTGGAGGCGCAGCTGTGACCCCCGCCGATCTCCGCACCGCCCTCGAAGCCCACGCCGCCGAGTGCCGCAAGGCGATGGCAGAGCTGCGGCCACGGCCGTCCCTGCCCGCCAACCTCGCGGACGCCAACCTCGCGGACGCCAACCTCGCGGGCGTCAACCTCGCGGGCGCCAACCTCGCGGACGCCAACCTCGCGGACGCCAACCTCGCGGACGCCAACCTCGCGGGCGCCAACCTCGCGCGCGCCTACCTCGCGGACGCCAACCTCGCGGACGCCAACCTCGCGGACGCCTACCTCGCGGACGCCAACCTCGCGCGCGCCAACCTCGCGGGCGTCAACCTCGCGGGCGCCAACCTCGCGCGCGCCTACCTCGCGGACGCCAACCTCGCGGACGCCAAGGGTATCGTCGATGCGGTCACCATCGCTCCGATCGGCAGCCGTCGTGCGTGCCTCACAGCCACCAAGGCCGAGAACGGTTCGGTGCAACTGATGACCGGTTGCTTCAACGGCTCACTGGACGACTTCGCCAAGGCCGTCGAGCGAGAGCACGGAGGCAACGAACACGGAGACGCCTACCGGGCAGCGATTGCACTGATCCGGGCGCGTTTTGGCGTGGCCGCAGAGGTGGCACAGTGACCCCCGCCGAGATCGCCGAGATGCGGTCGCTCACCACCGTCGATACGTGGGGCTTCGTACGACTTGACCAGCCCGCGCTCCCCTTCGACGCGCACAGACTGGCGCGCACCGAGAACCCCTCGACGAGCCACGCCGCCGCCGCTGCCTCGCGCGACCTCCGCGCCAACCATCACCGGACGATCCTCGACGTGATGCGCTGCAGCGCCGACTGGACCGCTGACGAGATCGCGCTGCACTGCAACCTCGACCGGCACCAGATCGGCCGCCGCCTCGGCGAGCTCGAGCGCCACGGCCTGGTGCGCAAGAGCGGCGCGCAGCGGCCTACCGCGAGCGGGCGCATGGCCAACTGCTACGCGCTGGTGCCGTGATGCCGCGCACCGACCAGGCGCCCCTGGTGTTCTCTCTCCCCTGGCCACCGAGCGCCCTGTCGCCGAACGCGCGCCGCCACGACCGAGACAACCTGCTCGCCCGCATGAAGGCCGGCATCGACGGTGTGTGCGACGCGCTGGGCATCGACGACAGCCGGTTCGCTGCGGTCACGGTGCAGGCCGGCGCGGTGACCAGGCCGGACGGGTGCGTGTGGGTGCGGATCGCGAAGGCGGCGGGATGATGGCCTCGGAGCCTGTGCGGCTAGTCCGCCTTGGCGGCGCGACTGGCCTCTATAGCAGCGCGCACGCGGGCAGCCGGCAGCCGCAGAGCCCGCGCGAGCGCGACGACGGTGCCCTGGTGCGTCCGGGTGCCCTGGCCCTGCCGCAGCCGCAGGAGCGTATACGGCCGGATGCCGGCCTTCTCGGCGAGGGCGGTGAGCCCGCCGTCCGCGATGACGGGTGCGAGCAGGTCGTCCATGGTCTCGGCGCGGGTCACGCGGCGCAGGGTAGCACGGGTCGCCAAAAAAAGCGATGGATGGGCCTTGCGTCTGCCGATACAGTCGCTAATCTGGGCGACAGGTCGAGCGAGACGCCGGCCACCTACCCCGCACACGGAGACCATGACCATGACGACACGGAAGACGACAATCGACGCACAGACCGGCCAAGTGACGCTCTGGGATGTGTACCGCCAGCAGTGGGTCACCCAGGACGTGCGCACAGTCAGCAGTCGCGTGCTCGCGACGCTGCCGCAGGAGGAGCGCGAGATGATTTTGGCCGCGGCTGCCGAGTCGCGCTCCACCGACTGACCCACCCCGAAACAAGTGCCCCGCCCGCCGCCAGTCTTGGCGGATCAACGGCGGCCGGGGCTGACCAGAACCCTTCTGAGGAACCAGCCATGACCACCGTAGACCGCACCCTCACCGCCGCGCAAGACATCGGCGGCGTCACCCTCGAACACCCGGACGGCTGGGCCATCCAGGTTCGCATCCGCGGCACCGACTCCGGCCCCGGCCTCAGCGGCGGCGACATCGAGATCGACGAGCAGGGCGAGCCCTGGCTCGTCGACCGCGAGGCGTGGGACGAGGCGCACCCCGGCGTCGAGCCGACCGCCGAGGCGCTGGGCCGCGAAGCCGGCCGCGCGGACTCCTGGATGCACGACGAGGCATGCGACGCGGTCGACCGCGCACGGGGGTGGCTGTGAACGCCGCCTCCCTGGACGTGTTAGCCCTCAACATCGAGGGCATCGCCAAGCAGCTCGCGCAGGTGACGACGCAGGCCCGGCGCGCTCGCTGGCAAGGCGGATCGCCGACGCTGGTCGACAGCGCCGTGGATGCATGCTCGTTGTCCGAGGTCGCCGGGCTGCTCGGCGGCGCGGAGGCAGCGGTGCGAATGGCCGCGCTGAGTGTGGAGGCGCTGCAGCGCGAGATCGCTCGGCGGCAGGATGCGGCGATCGCCGCGGACGGGAGGGCCTGAGCATGGCAACTCCCATCGAACGCCGCCGTAAGGGCAAGGCATGAGCGACACCCGCACCCAGCCGCAGCTGGTCAAGGCCCGAGAAATGGCCGCCGCGCTCGACGCCTCCACGGACGAGCTGACGCGTCTTGTGCGCGAGGGCCGCATCGGCTGCTATCGCCTGGCGGAGCGGCCGCAGTCCTGGCGCTACGACCCCGACGAAGTAATGCGCGCGCTGCGCGTCGACGCCAAACCGGGCCTGAGCATGGCAACTCCCATCGACGTCGCCGCGATCAAGTGGTTGCCGCTCAACCCGACCCGAGTAGACCACGCTGACTGCGATGCGTTCGTGGCGCTTCAGCTTGCCGACGAGCTGATCGGGTTCGACGCGGAGCGCTCGGTGTGCATGTGGGCGCGGATCGACTACGAGCGCACCGCGTTCCGCATGGCGAGCGCGGACAGCAGCGCCGTCTGGATCGTGACCATCGACGCGGACGGGGCACCCGACGGCCACTCGAAGGCGACGCGCGTGGAGATCATCCGTGTCTGACCTCCGCCCCCAACTCCGCGCCCTGCTCGCCCACGGCGCCGGCTCGCCGGCCGCCCGCGACCTCGCCTCGACGATGCTCGCCATCGCCGACCGCCGGGCAGCCGAGCGCGATCGCTACGAGCGGTGCGCCTCCGGCTGCACGGCGCCTGTTGTCACAACCGAACCAGAACCGCTGTGCGCCTCGTGCGCGAGGGGGATGGGCGCATGACCGACGCCACCACAACCATCGAGATCGTCAGCGAGGCCCAGTGGCTGGCCGAACGCGCGAAGGACGTGACCAGCACGGAGGTGGCGGCGCTCTACGGGCTGTCGCCCTACGTCACCGAGTTCGAGCTTTGGCACCGCAAGCGCGACGGCGTCGCCGTGTCGATCGAGGACAGCGAACGCATGAAGTGGGGGAGGCGTCTCGAATCCGCCATCGCCACCGGCATCGCCGAAGACCACGGCTGGCAGGCGCGCAAGCGCAACGTGTACGGGCGCATCGACGAGTGCCGGCTGGGCGCCAGCTTCGACTTCGAGGTTGTCGATGCGGCGCGAGGCCCCGGGCTGCTGGAGATCAAGAACGTGGACCGGATGGTGTTCCTCGACCAGTGGCACGAGGGTGCAGACGGCGTCATCGAGGCGCCGCCGCACATCGAGATCCAGCTGCAGACGCAGCTCGAGGTCGCGGGCTACGGCTGGGGATGCATCGTGCCCCTCGTCGGCGGCAACGAGGCCCACACCCTGATGCGCGACCGCGACCGCGACATCGGCGACGACGTCCGCCGGCGCACAGCCGCATTCTGGCGGAGCGTCGAGGCAGGCACGCCGCCGCGGCCGGACTTCGAGCGCGACGCCGGGTTCATCATCGACGCCCTGCGCCGGCACGCCAACGCGGGCGAGACCGTGGACGCCGACACTGCGCTGGAGGCCCTGCTGCAGGAGTACGCCGACGCGGCGCGAGAAGCCGCCGACGCCGAGCGCCGCAAGAACGCGGCCAAGGCGGAAGCTCTGATGCTGGTCGGGACGGCAAGCAGGGTGCGCAGCCAGATCGGCGCCGTCTCGTGCGGCGAGGTTCAAGACAGCGCCGGCACGCTCATCACCCCCGACATGGTCGGCACCTACGTCGGCGCTCGCCGTGGATTCCGCCAGTTCCGATTCACCCCCAGGAAGGAAACACCATGACCGAAGTCCCAGCCAAGACCACGCCGGTGCTGTCGCCGATGGAGGCGATGCGCAGCACCCTGACTCGAATGGAATCCGAGTTCGCGTGCGCGCTGCCGCCGCAGATCCCGGTGCAGAAGTTCATCCGCACGACGCTGACTGCCGTGCAGATGAACCCAGACCTGCTCAACACCGATCGGCGCTCACTTCTTGGCGCCTGCATGAAGGCGGCGCAGGACGGCCTGCTCGTCGACGGCCGCGAGGCGGCTCTGGTCATCTTCAAGTCGAAGAACGGACCGCAGGCGCAGTACATGCCAATGATCGGTGGCCTTCTGAAGAAGCTCCGCAACAGCGGCGAGCTGTCGTCGATCTCCGCGAACGTCGCCTACGAAGGTGATGAGTTCCGCTACGAGCTCGGCGACGAGGAGCGCATCGTGCACCGTCCGTTGCTCAACGGCGACCGCGGCAAGCCGATCGCCGCCTATGCGATCGCCAAGACCAAGGACGGCGCGATCTACCGCGAGGTGATGACTCTGGACCAGATCGAGCAGGTGCGCCAGGTCTCACGCGCTCGCGACAACGGACCATGGGTCTACTGGTGGGATGAGATGGCGAAGAAGAGCGTCACCCGCCGGCTCTGCAAGCGGCTTCCGTCGAGCGCCGACGTGGACGCGGTGCTCGATGCAGACAACGAGACGTACGACCTTGGCACTGGCAAGCCGGTGACGGAGCCGGTGCCGCAGGCCTCGCCAGTCGCGAGACTCAAGGCGACGATGGGGGTCGACACCTCGCCGATGCCGGACGGTGACGATGGCCTCGACGCCTCGGCAGATGATGGGGCGACCGCGGATCGAGACGCCTCCGTGCCGGTCGAGTAGCAGAGCGGCGGCGGCGGGTGGTATTGTCAGTGCCCATGCACAGAACTCTGCGCCTGGTCGCTGCCGCCCTGCTGCTTGTCGTCGCCGCCACTACCCAGCAGGTGCGCGTCGCGAACCCGAGCGCAGCGCCCTTCAACGGCTGGCTGCGCACGACGGTGGACACGAAGCCGTCTCTGCCGGCGGGGCAGCTCGCCGACGGCACCCGCTACGTGCTCGGCCGCCGCACGGGGCTCGACGTGTGGGCGCTCGACCTGCATGTCGCGATCGCCGACGGCCAGGCGCGCACCGTGAACCTCGCCGGTGCGACGGCCTGGTCGCCGCCGCCGCTGACGCTGCCTGCTGACCCGCTGGGCTACTTCGCCGGGTGGCTGACGTTCGGTGGCGTCCCGATGTCGATCGTGTCGCTGGTGCAGGACGGCGCCGCTTGGTGCCTGCACGCGCGGTCCCGCGCCGGGCGCATGATCGTCGCCGACTGCTGGCTGACCTGGCGCCACGACGAGCCTGGCCTGATGACCGGCGAGTGCGCGGCGACGGCGAGCAACCCTGCCGTGCCGGACGTGCTCGAGACGGTGCCGCCTGGCGGCTACGGGCTGCGATGGGGAGCGGCGACGGTCTGGAACAGCGACATCTGCCCCGGAGGCACTGTGTTCGCCGACGGCCAGGCGCGCACGCTGCCCGTCGTCATCGCCTGGTCCGAGCACGTCGCCAGCGACGAGCAGTGGGTGCAGGTCGGCGCCGCGGTGAACCGGGCGACTGGCATCATCGACCAGCGCGGCGCGATCGGGGCCGTCGGGGTCTCCAGGCTCTGGCCCACCGGCAACCCGCGGCTGCCGCCGGGCTTCGACGCCGCTGCCTGGACGCGCGCCAGGTGGCCGCAGGCGTTGGCCGTCGCCGGCACCTGGGATCCCGCCGTGACCGGCCCTGCGCCCAGCTCCGGCGTGACCGGTAGCCAGGACGACCAGGGATTCGTCGCCGGCGAGACGGCGGCCGGCGTCGGCCCCGAGATCGTGCACTACATGAGCGCGCTGAAGCTGGCCGCGCGGCCGAACCACTACCTGGATGTGGCCGGCGTCCCAATCGACCCGGCGAGCAAGCCCGGCGTGCAGTTCTTCGCCGCGCGACCGCACCCGGCGACCGGCGACCTGCTCGGCAAGTCGCGGGAGATCACGCCGGACGACACGCACGGCTGGTTCGGGCCGGACAGCCAGCACTACTCCGCGAACGGGCTGACCGTGGCCGCGCGCCTGACCGGGAGCCACGCACTGCAGGCGGAGCTGAGCCAGCAGGCCCGCATCTTCCTGTGGCAGGAGAACCTCCCCAGCGAGCACCCTGGGTGGTTCACCGTGGGCTGGGACAGCTCGCGCAGCGTCGCGTGGTCCATGTGGCTCGCCGTCCGGCTGTGGAACGACCTCGAGGACCGAGGCCTCGCGCAGCGGGTGCGCGACCGCGCCGTGGCCAGGATGCAACAGGTCTACGTGCCGGCGTTCGCCGCGCTCGACGTGTGGGACGTGCGCATCAACGACGCGCGCCTCGGCCCAGGCGCCTGGTGGCAGCCATACTGGCAGGCCGCCGGTGCCTACGGCCTCGACCTGGCCGCCGAGGCCTTCGGCGTCGCCGAGGCCCGCCCGGTCGCGCTGCGCGCCGCCCGCAAGGTGCTCGCCGACGCCTGGGTGCTCGACTCCGGCATGTGGCACCCGATGCCGGACAAGCCGGTCGTCGGCCCCGGCCCGATCAAGGACGGCTGGACGTACTACGGCATGGCCCTCGCCGTTGCCGCGGTGCTGCGCCAGGAGCCGGCGGACGAACAGGCCCGCGCGGTCTGGACCCAGCTACTCGCCACGCAGCAGTCCGGCGACCTGGCGTGGATGGCGCCGGAGGTCTCCGCCGTGCCGCCGCCGCCGAGTGTGCCAACGACATCGACGATCACGCAATGGGGCATCACCTGGCACCTGGCCGCGCCGGCGCCGGCCGGCCAGTTCTGCAACGGCGACTGGTGGGTTGTCGGTCCGGTGACAGTGACCTCGATCGACCCGCCGTGCATCGTGTCGAACGGCCGCACGATCAACGGCAGCATGGTGAACCCTCCCATGACCGGGCAGGTGGGCTACGACTCGGCGATCTACACGACGCCGGTGGACAACTACGCGGGCGGCACGCACGTGTACGTGCCGAGCATGAACGTCGCCCGGTCGCTGCCGCTGCAACTGGCCACCGGCTCCTCGCTGGTGTCTTGCATCAGCCAGGTCGGACCGGATCCGTCTGGCAGCCCAAGCCAGCTGCGCACCGCTGCGGTCCTGACAGTGCTGGCGACGGCGCCGCCGGCCGATGCGTTCCGGCCACCCTACTGTGGCAGCGAGAAGACGCTGTGGCGCGAGAGCCAACTCGACTACGGCGCCCTGGCGACGCTGGCGCCGGCACCAGGCGGACCGTCGATCGCTGACTGCGTGGCGCAGTTCTCGCGCGTGTGGTTGGACCACAACCCGCACTGGACCGGAGGCTACCTGCACCCGGTGCTCAACATGCCGAGCTACTACCGGGACTTCACGACCTGGGAGGGCACGGCCGCGTTGCGCCTGAACTGCGACTACACGCCGGCGCAGAAGCGCGACCTGCTCGTGCGCTTCGTGCAGGTCGGCATCGACTGGTTTGGCGCCTACCGGGTGCAGTCCGAGCCGTGGGGCGTCAACGGCCACTGCAACGGCCGCAAGTTCCCGATCCTGTTCGCCGGCAAGGTGCTCGGCGACGCGGCCATGCTGGCCGTCGGCGTCGATCACCCGCTGCGGTTCTTCGGTCCGAACGACCCGCGCAACGTGCCTGTCTGGTGGAGCGAGGACGGGCAAACATTCCGCGTCGAGCAGACGTCGCCGGGCGTGGTGAACTGGGGCTACGGCGGCTACACGCTCGCGGACGTCGGCCTGGTCGACTGGGGCAACTTCCACGCGAGCGGCGAGACCTACTCGAGCGCGGCCGACAGCAAGGCCTGGGAGGCGAACAGCTACCGGCGCTGCTGCTCGGCGACGGCCTGGGTCGGCACCGTGCTCGCCATGCGCGCGATGGGGCTGCGGGCCGCGTGGGGACACGACGAGCACTTCGACTACATGGACCGCTACGAACAGACCCCGCCGCTGCCGGGCGAGGAATGGACGCTCGCGTGGGAGCCGTGGCAGCGGGCGATGTGGCTGGCGCACCGGGTGAGCTTGTGACATCGCTGAAGGGCCACGTGTGCTGGCAGGTGATGGCCTACGACCCGGCCACCAGCCGCCACGTGTTCGGCAACGTCTACTCGTCGCCAATACGGGCGCACGCCGAGATCGCACGGTGCCGGGTGCTGGAACGGTACCCGCACCTCATGGTGTCGGTACTCTGCAGGATCATCGACCCCGAGACGCCGGCGCTGCCGCTGGCAAGTCTCGTGGCTGAGTTTGTTGGGAATGACCCGGCCGCTCACGCGGTGGAGACGGGAGGAACCGATGGAAGCACGACGCACGAAGAAGGCGAAGAAGTCCGCACCGTCTGAAACGGTGGGAAACGGCCGCGGCCCTGGCGGTAGGTTTGCCCCTGGCAACCCGGGTGGCCCTGGTAGACCAAAGGGTTACGACTTCCGACTGATCGTGACGGACCACCTCGCGGAGACGGGGGAGACGGTCGAGGACGTCATCAGCGAGGCCTTCGCCAACCTGCGAGCGATCGGGAAGGGTGGCGATGCCGCCGCGGTGGCGGCGAACAAGCTCATCATCGAACGCCTCTGCGAGAGCGACGCGACCAAACTGGAGATCGGCAACCCCGGCGCGTTCGATGGGCCTCCGGTGCCTGTCGCCGCAGACCTGGCCGCCGGCATCCAGAAGCTGGCCGAGCTGGGCCATGAACTGCTGAAGTCGTGAGCGCAACCAGGGCGGAGCGAGAGCACTCGGCGAAGCAGAACATCCTCGCCGCGTTCGCCGCCATCTGCCCCGGCATCGTCGGCAACCCGTTCGTGCCGCACTGGCCAACCCCGCCGCAGCAGCTGTTCCTCGGTCTGCACCTGAGCAAGCCGCAGGACCGCGTGTTCGAGGCCCTGTACGGCGGCGCCGCGGGAGGCGGCAAGTCCAACGCGATCCTGTCGGCCGCAGCGCAGTTCGTGCACGTCCCCGGATACGCCGCGCTGATCCTCCGCCGCACGTTCCAGGATCTGGCGCTGCCGGGCGCGATCATGGACCGCGCGATGCAGTGGTGGCGACCGCGCGGCGTACACTGGAACGGCGAGCGCAAGACGTTCACCTTCCCGAGCGGCGCCACGGTCACGTTCGGCTACATGCAGCACGAGCACGACCACCTGCAGTACCAGGGGTCGGAGATCCAGTTCGTCGGGTGGGACGAGCTGACGCAGTTCCCGCGCGAGAGCCAGTACCGCTACGTGAGTCTGAGCCGCGTGCGCCGCCTCGCCGGCTCCACAGTGCCAGCGCGCGCTCTGTCCACCAGCAACCCTGGCGGCCCGGGGCACCAGTGGGTGAAGGCCCGCTTCATCGGCGACCCCGACAAGGGGGTCCCAGGACTTCACCCCTACGTGCCGGCGCGGATCCAGGACAACCCGCATCTCGACCGCGAGACCTACCTGCAGGGCCTCCGCGACCTGCACCCGACGGTGCGCGCGCAGCTCGAGGCCGGCGACTGGCGCGCCCGCGACCCGGGCGACTACTTCCGCGCCGAGTGGTTCGGCGGCCTGCTCGACCCGGCTGTCGACACCTGGCCGTCGGCCGACTGTGTGCGCATCCGGTGGTGGGACCTCGCCGCCAGCGAGAAGCCGGACGCCGCGCGCACGGCCGGAGTCCGCATGGCCAGGCACCGCGCCGGTGTCCGGGCGATCGAGCATGCCCGCGTGTTCCGGGCGACGCCAGGCAAGCGCGACGACCTGATCGTGCAGACCGCCAAGGCCGACGGGCATGGCGTCGTCGTGGGCCTGGAGATCGAGGGCGGCAGCGGCGGCCCGGCGCAGTTCGAGGCACTGTCGAAGCGGCTGCGCGCCGAGGGGTTCCGGGTTGTCGGCGCGCGGCCGCGGGTCGGCGCGCCCGACCTGACCAACGCCGAGAAGGCGACCATGGCCAAGCAGACCGCCCAGGCGAAGGGCAAGGAGGGCCGCGCCGATCCCGTCGCGTCCTGCCTCGAGCGCGGCTACCAGCGCCGCGGCGAGTGCCCGAACACGGGCGGGCTCTGGTGGGGCGTCGACGCGCGACGGGGTGTCACCGAGCAGGCGGACGGCCTGCGGCTGTTCGCCGGTTCGTGGACGCAGGACTACCTCGACGAGATCGAGGGGTTCCCGCCCGACAGCGACGGGCTGTGCGACCAGGTCGACGCGACCAGCGGCGCATGGGCGTGGCTGGAGGCGCACCCGTTCGGCATCAGCGTGCCGGACAGTGGCCAGCGCGAGTCGGCGCCGAAGGACCAGCACGACGTGCACCCCGAGGACCGGCCGGCGCCTCGCAGCGATCGGGACCGGGCGGGGCGGTGGCGGCCGTAGCGGTGCCACTTCTGCGTCCCATTTCCGGGACTACTGTTAGCAGGCACTGGCAAAAGGTATGCTCCGCGGCCATGGACCTGACCGCGAAGCACTACGACGGGCTCCGTGACGCCACCGAGCACCCCGACGACCCCAAGCCGCACGCCCTGGACGCCCTGCAGGCCCGCCGCCGGGCGATCGACGAGGGCCGCCTGAAGGCGCCGCCGCGCGACGAACTGCCACCGGACGTCGTCGTCGAACACCCGGAGGACCTGATCCCGCCGCTGGCCAGCCAGGAGACGCACCCTGGCCCGGTCGTGCCCGAGAACCAGACGGCGCCGGCCGGCACCGTCGATCCCAGCCAGCCGTAGCACTGCCCTGACGGGCCGAGGAGGGGCGCAGCATGACGACCGAACTGCGGGTGCGGAACAACTCCCAGCAGATCTACGTGCGGGCGCTGTCGGCGGCGTGGCGCAACGGGGTCCAGATCTACGACCCGTCGATCTGGCTCACGCGCGACCCGGAGACCGAGGAGAAGATGCTCCGGGACGCCGACATCGCGCACGCGGTCGGGTTCCGTCGTCACCTGATCGCCGGCCGCCAGTGGGACCTCATGCCGAAGGTCAAGGGCAGCGCTCGCAGCGATGTCGCGGTCAGCGTCGCCGGCGAGCTCCTGCGGTCGATCAAACACTTCACCGGCGCCAGGCTCAACCTCGCGCGAGCGTTCTTCAGCGGTGCCCGCTTCGCCCGCATCCATGGCGCGCCGCGCACGCTGACGATCGGCGACGGCAAGCCGCGCACCTGGTGGGTGCCGACGCGCCTCGAGGACGTCGACAAACGCATGTACCGCATCGTCCCGAAGACCACGGACGGCGTGTTGTCGGCGCACTGGGAGCGGTGGAACGTCGCCAAACAGGACTGGGAAGTCGAAACCACGACGGACGCCATCGACACGATCCGCCACGTCTACCAGGACGACCAGGCCACTCTCGGCCACGGCCGCGCGCTGCGTGAGGCGCTTGGCTGGTGGTGGTACGCAAAGGAGCACGTGTTCACCGAGTCGCTGCAGGCCGTCGAGCGGTTCGCGCAGGGCATCGTGCACGCGAAGGTCGACGGCGTGCGCGACGCCGCGACGGGTCTGCCGAACGCCGATCTGATCGCAGCATGGCGCGACGTGCTCGAGGATCTGCGCGCGCGGCACGTGCTCGTCTCCGACTCCGGTGACACCGTCGAAGTGATCTCGCCGAGCGGCGAGGGATGGCAGATGCTGACCGAGATCCGAGCCGAGCTGCGCAGCACGATCTTCACGCTGGTGCTCGGCGCCAACCTCACGACCGCCGCGAGCGAAGGTGGCAGCTACGCGCTCGCCGAGGTGCAGGAGAACAGCACCGAGGCGCTGATCCAGCTCGACCGCGAAACCCTCGAGGAGACGCTCACCGACGACCTGGTCGGGAGCATCTGGTGGCACAACCATGCCAACCTCGTCGAGCTCGGCGTGGTCGACGAGAAGCCGCGGTTCAACATCAAGCAGGAGAAGAAGCAGGACCCGAAGGACCGGGCCGAGGTCGCCAAGACCATGCACGAGATGGGTGTCGCGCTCTCTGCGGACGACCTCTACGAGCAGACCGGCTTCCGCAAGCCGCAGGACGGCGAGGAGATCATCGCCGGTGGCCAGCCGATGCCGGCGTTCCCGCCCGATGGCGGCAGCGGACTTGGCTTCCGCGCGGCGGCGGGATGAACCTCGACGTCAACCGCTTCCTGCAGGACGTCGAAGGCCGCTACGCCGGACGCTATCAGGCCGCCGTGCAGTCGCTGCTCGTGGCCATGGCGCGCGGCAACAAGGCGGCGATGTCTGACGCGCGCAAGGCCCTCGAGGAAGTGGTCACCGAGACCATGGGCATCGGCGAGGTGCTCGGCGCCACGATCCTTCTGCGCAGCGCCGCGGGTGTCTATCTCGATGCCGGTGCCGTGCTGCGGGCTGACACCGCGCGTGTCGTCGCCTTCCGCGAGGCCGAGACACAGACGCTGCTGCCGCGCGTCACCTTCGACGAGTCGCTGCAGGACATGATCGACCGCACGCCGGTCACCCTGCGGCAAGCCGCCGAGCGGACTGCGCAGCGCATCAGCGAGCTGTACAGCAAGGGCCGCGTCGTCGCCTTCGCTCGCAGCGCCGAGCAGGCGGTCACCGAGCGGGTGCAGGCCCTGATCGTGCAGGCACTGCGCGAAGGACTTCCCGAGGCCGAGGCCGGCTCGCTGATCCGCATGGGGGTCGACGAGATCCGTCTGCGCACAGAGCCGTGGACCGAGAACTACGCAAGGATGGCGTTCCGCACGAACGTCAACACCGCAGTGACCGCGGGGCGCTTCCGCCAGGCGCAGGACCAGGACGTCCGCCAGGTCATCCCCTGCTTCCGCTTCGACGCCGTCGGTGACAGCGACACCAGAGACAACCACGAGGCCGCCAACGGCCGCATCTGGCGCGTCAGCAACCCAGTGTGGAACCGGCTCGCGCCGCCGCTCGGCTTCAACTGCCGCTGCCAGGCGTCACTCGTGTCGATGCCCGAGCTGCAGCGGTTGGGTCGCATCAGCCGCAACGGGTCGATCCTCGAAGACAGCGTGCCGTCCGATGCGTTCCCCGACCCGGGGTTCCGACACGGCGGCCGGCCGGATCTGTTCATCACCCAGGGGGTCGCATGACGTCGTCACCGAACGGCTGGGATGCGCTGCGCCGGCGCTTCGCCAGCGTCGTTTTCCGCAAGGGACTGAAGGGCGTCCAGCAGGTCGCTGCCGAACTACCTGCCGGCCGAGCAACCGTCTACCGGCTGATCAATGGGCAGACCCGCAGCCCGTCCCTGGCCATCAGGTCCGCCGTCGAGCGGTTCGTCAAGAAGGAGGAGCAGAGCGCATGAGCTACCAAGCAACCAAGGACAGGGACGGCACGTTGACCGTCCACCGCGTGCCGATCTTCGTCGAGTGCCAGCGCGGCGACTTCCACTTCAATGCGCAGTGGATCGCGCAGGCTGTTGCCAAGGCGCAGCAGGCCGAGCGCGAGGGCTACCTGCCGCCGCTGCACATCCGCCACCACGAGGCGAGCACCGAGGCCACCGCCAGCGTGCGTGCGGCCGGATTCTTCCGCGTGCTCGGAACTGAGCACATCACGTTCAAGGGAGCGCCTCGGCTCGCGATCATGGCCGACCTGATCGTCACCGACCCGGCGACGCAGAGCGACATCCTGCAGAAGCGCCTTCCGTACCGATCGGTCGAGATCTTCAACGTCGAGATGCCTGCGATCGACGGTCTGGCGCTACTCGATCACGAGGCTCCGTTCCTCGAGCTGCCGATGCTGATGGTGTCGCGCGTCGCCAATCAGTCCGGCGCCGACATGGTCTCAGGTGAGACGTTCACCGCACCGTGGTCTATGCACGCCGGCACCGACGCTGCTACACCCATGGTCGCTTGCTTCCGGCGAGGCCGTGAAGCCCACCTGCTGTTTCGCGAGGACGATGCGATGACCGACGAACCGAAAAGCGACGAGACGAAGGGCGACGGCAAGGGCGAGAAGATGGAAGCCCTCGACGTCGGTTCGATCGTGAAGGCGATCAAGTCCGGCAGCATCAGCGTCGCCGACATGGACGCCATCGTCGCCGCGATCCAGGAGCAGGAGTGTTCCTCGAAGTCCGAGGCGGAGCCGAAGGCGGACAACACGCCGGCTCCAGCCGCAACGCCTTGCGGTGAGTCCATGAAGAAGCAGCCGACGCAGATGACCGAACAGATGGCCGCGATCGCGGGAGAGAACGAGGCCCTGAAGGCCCGCGTGCAGGCGATCGAGGCCACCGACCTGCGCAAGACCGACGTCGCCGCCGCGATGAAGCGGCTCGAAGGCCGGCCGCTCGGCTCCGACCTCGAGGTCCGCCTGCAGAAGTTCCACCAGGACCATGGCGCACCGGCGTTCAAGTCCTACGTCGACAGCATGGCGCAGAGCATCGCGCCGACGCCGGCGAAGGATGGCGCCACGGAGCGCTTCGCCGCGCTGAACGGCGGCAAGGTGCCGGCCGTCGCGATGAAGTACCAGGAGCAGGGAACGGTCTCCGTCGAGAAGGCGGTCCAGTTCTGCGCCGAGTGGCAGCAGCTGCAGCGAGGGGGCCACACCCGCATGAGCGAGGAGCGCTACGTCGCCGTGAACATGGCGCGCATCGCCAGCATGGCGACCGCCGACTGATCCACAGCAGTCGGCGTTCGCCGGACTGACCAACACAACCGTCGACCAGGAACCTGACCCATGACCAACTTGACCGGAGCGCTGATCACCAAGAGCCGCCCGCGCGGCCGAACGCTCGTCGTCGTGAAGAACGCGACGCAGCTCTACGCCGGCGCATTGGTCGGCAAGGCGGTGGGCGATGGCGTGCTCGACAATTGGAACAACGTCGCGACGAGCCGGTTCCTCGGCGTGTTGCTCGAGAGCGTGCTCGGCAACACGAGCGCATCACCGCCCGTCACTGGCAAGGTCGACACCAGTGGCGTGATCCTGCAGCACGTCGCGGTCGCTGGCACCCCGACCCAAGTGAAGGTTGGCGAGCCGGTGTTCTGCGCCGACGGCAACCCGGCCGGCCTAACCATGACGGCGACGACCTCGCCGGCGATCGGCCTGCTGACGTTCTACCGATCCGCGTCGGATTGCGACGTCACGCTGTTCACCCCCGAGGAGCAGGCCGCCTACATCACGTAGTCGAAGCAGGCAGAGAAGAACCCCGGCCGCCGCTCACTTTCTGACGGCGTGCGACGGCCAGGGCAGGACCAGAACCAGACAGGAACCAGCCCATGGCACCCAACATTCTCGCGACCGCTACCCTGGTCAACGGTCTCAAGACCGAATTCGCGGACACCTACACGAAGATCCGCAACCGCCAGGCCGACAGCCGCCTGGGCATGGTGATGGACCTCGGCCTCAGCGCCACGAACCGCGAGCACGACTTCGCGTACTTCGAGGCGGCTCCGCACCTCGAACTGTGGCCGCGCGGGTCGACGATCCCGCAGGACGCCATGGGGTCGGTCGGCTTCAAAGGCTACGTCTACGAGTTCGCTCGCCGCGTCGCCTGGAACAAGAACGACCGCAAGGACGACCAGACGGGCAGCCTGTTCGATGCGGCCCGCGGCGCCGGTCAGTCGGGCGGACTGCTGCCGGAGCGGTTCTTCTTCGACTTGCTGGGCGACACGACGCTCACGCTGCCTGGCACCGTGCTGGCGCCGGATGGCGCGGCATTCTTCGCCACGACCGCCGGCGGCGTCGCCAGGTTCGGTGCGACGAACGGCAACCTGCTCACGGGAAGCGGCGTCGCGACGGCCTCGGCGATCACCACGGACTACTACCGGTCGATCGTGCAGTTCATGCTGTTCCAGGACGGCAAGGGTCAGCCGCTGCTGGCGCCGGAACTGATCTCGGCCGGCGCCGTGATCGTGCACGCAGCCGCCGACCTCGAGGTGTTCGAGACCGCCTTCCTGCAGAAGCGGCGCGGCGTCGTCATGGGGACGGATGCCGGCGTCACGCCGACGAACATCGTGCAGGACGCGAGCCGCAACGTGGAGCTGTGGGCATCGCCTCGCATCGCCACGGGCGACTGGTACGTGTTCCTGAAGGAGGCGCCGAAGAAGGCGACCTACCTGCTCACCCGCGAAGCCCTGCGTGAGGACTCCAGCCTCGAAGGCAACGCCGGCGACCACACCCGCAACACGGGTGAGGAGTACGTGCAGTGGGAGGAGCGCAGCGGCGCCGGCATCGGCCTCCCCTACGGCGCCATCAAGATCAACAACTGATCGCAGCGCCCTCGACCGACCGATCCCAGGGCCGCTGCTCCTTGTGGGGTGGCGGCCCTTCGCACTTCCCGACGACCATTGAACCGGTGAGGACCCCGGAATGAAGACGACCGACAAGACCATCCCCCCGACCGAACCGATGACCGCAGCCCCGATCGCAACCAAGGGTCGACAGGCCGCCGGCAACGCGAAGATCCCAGGCAGTAGCCTGGTCCCGGACCTGGAGAAGCACCGCGCCGCAGTCACCGAGTCGCACTGGTACTGGCTCGGCGTCACGCCGGACTGCCCGGCGAAGATCGTCACCCTGGCCGGGCTCAGCTTCCCGATCATCAACGAGGACGTGCGTCGGACGCCGGACGGACGCACGGAGCGCATCCCGCGCATCGGTGCCGTGCTGCAGCTGACGCGCGAGCACATCCTGAGGATTCGCGAGCGGCTGGCGCGCACGGTCGTCCGCTTCATCGAGGACAAGGGCACGCACGTCGAGCCTGGCAGCGGTCAGAACCTCGGCGACCCGATCGAGCGCCCCCGCAAGGGATACGTGATCACGATCCCGCGCGACGAGGACATCAAGGCGCGACGCGACGCGGGGTTCTCGACCCAACCCTACGTGCAGATGCCCGGCGACGAGCCGGCGGCGCGTTACCTGTTCGCGGTCCTGTGCAGCAACCAGGAGCGCGGCAGCCGCGGGGAGTCCTACCCGGATCCCCTGGAGAAGACCGGCCTCGAGTGGCCTGGCGAACTGGAGTAGTCGACCATGAGCGGGACCCCATCCGAATCCGAGCTGCAGGCGCAATGGCGGGCAGCCATCGACCTGCTCGAGAGCGCGCGTGCGTTCGGTGACGGCACCGTCGCGGGTCCCGGCAACCTGCTCGACACGCTCGAGCAGTCACTGGAGGGCGAGTACACGCCCCAGTCGCTCGCATCCTCCGCGGCCAGATACCGGGCGATCCTGTCGTCGATGGTCGAGCCGGGGCGGGTGCTCGAGTTCCTGACCCCGATCATGTTCGAGTACGCCACGCTGATCACCAGCGGGTCGGGCTACTCGGACATCCGGTCAATCAAGCGTGCGGTCTACGAGCACTTCGTTGACACGGCGAAGACGGTCAAGTCGAGGGCGATCACCTACGACACGACGGCGACACCAGGAGCCGGCAACGTCGGCAACGGCTCGATGAGCCGCCTTACGGTGGACGCCAACGGGTTCAACCTGGAGTCGTGCCACGTCGAGAAGAAGCAGTTCCGCTGCCGCCAGGACCGCAACAGCGGCGTCCAGGAGCACGCCGAGGTGTTCGAGGTGATCGGCGAGGCTGCTCCGCTGGACAGCCTCCTGCGGTCGTCGTTCGGCTCCGGTGACGCATCGCGCCGCCTCATCCGTTCGATGCATGCCGGCACGAGCCAGGGGGGGAGCCTGCTGCGCAACTCGAGCTTCTCTACCTTCAACTCGTCCGGCACGCCGAAGTTCGCCGGCTGGGACGACACGGTCGGTGCGGCGCAGCTCGCGCAGGATCTCACAAACTTCTACCGCAGCCACCCGGGCGCAACGGTGGACGGAAGCCTGCGGATCAACGGTGGCGGCGGGCTGGTGACGCTGGTCCAGAGCCTGGACCTGATGCGCATCTCGCGCCTGGATCCCGAGACGCCGTACTTCCTGCGGGTGATGCTCAACAAGACCGTCGGCACCGCCGTCGGTGGCACGGTGACGATCCGCATGGGGTCGCAGACCGTGAGCGTCACCATCGCGGCGATGAGCAGTGGCTGGGTCGAGCTGAAGATCCCTGCCGGCACGGGATCGTGGTTCCGCACGTTCAACGTGAACCCGTTCACGGTCGAAATCGAGTGGTCCAGCAGCACCAGCGGATACCTGCTCGTCGACGACGTGATCTTCGGCCCGTGGGAGCTGGTCGACGGCACCTACTGGGCGCTGATGCACACCGACCCGACTCCGGTCAGCTGGCTGGTGGACGACACGCTCGAGTTCACCGACCTCGGCGGCAGCGCCGGGACAGGGATCATCCAGTGGTGGTTGTGGGTGTCGGGGTTGGGCTATCTGCCCAGCACGACGGGAACCCCGACGTTCTTGGACCCGTAGGAGTGCGATGGGAGCAGCCGAGCTGTGGGCCGCGGTGGTCGCCTCCTACGACGAGGACGGCCTCGTCACGCTGACCAACATCCGCGACCGCGGCACCGTCTCGATCGACACGGCGGTCGGCGAGAACGCCGCGCAGGGCGTCATCGACCTGTGGCCCATGTACGCCGAGGTCGAGTACGACCAGGCCAACCCGCAGCACGTCGAGGTCGCCAAGCGCGGCACGATCGCGATGCTGTGGCAGCGAGGCGGCACCGCGTCGGCCATCGCCAAGGTCGAATGGGATGAGGTGTTCGGCCAGGACGGCATGGTTGGCCGAATCCGCCGGACTGGAGCCCGCGGGCGCCAGGCACCGGTGAGCAACAGCGGCGTGCAAACGAAGTCCGAGCTGGCCGAGGGCGGGCAGCCGGTGCGCGGGTGGTCGGATCCCGACAGCCTGCCGAACGGCACGCTGCCGTTGCGGCGCATCGCGGGGGACTCCTGATGCCCGCCGAGTTCGAGAGGGGCGCGAAGATCGAGCGATGGGAGCGGAACCTCGATCGGCCCGAGGCCGCGCTCCGCCAGGTCGGCGCGCTGATGGTCGCCGAGTCGCAGCGGTCCTTCCGCGACCAGAAGTTCGGGGAGGACACCTGGCAGCCGCGCGCACCGGTGAACGTGTTCGGCATCATCGCGGACTTCGCTGCCGGCAGGAAGACGCCGCCGCAGCGGCGATTCGAGTCCCGTCCAGCGCTGCGCGACACGGGCCGGCTGTCGGCGTCGATCGCCTGGAAGCTGGTCGGTGCGGACGTCGTCGAGGTTGGATCGAGCCTGCCCTACGCGGGAGTGCAGCACGCCGGCGGAGAAGTCGAATCGCAGACCATCGACGAGAAGGTGCGCACCGCCCTGTCGGCATGGCTCAAGGGTTCCGGCTCGAAGTACCGCACGCGACTCGGCTGGATCCTCAACCGGAAGTTCGCCGGCAAGAAGCTCAAGCAGAAGGTGCCTGCGCGACACATCGTCGGCATCACCAAGCAGACCATCGAGGACGTCAAGATCGCGGTCGGTGTTCGGATCATGGAGACCGACGGCTGACGCCCCTGACACACGGAAACGAGGAACCGACCAATGCTCCAGTTCAGCAGCGCCGTGCGAGACGCGGCCCTCAACGCCATCGAGACGACCATCGGAACTTCGCCGACGATGGAGATTCGCAGCGGCGCGCCTCCGGCTGCGACCAGCACCGCCGACAGCGGCACCTTGCTGGCGACGATCACGTTGCCGAGCAACTGGATGAACGACTCGTCGGGCGGCGTGAAGACGCTGCTCGGCTCGTGGTCGGTCACGGTGGGCACGAGCGGATCGCCCGGTCACTTCCGCATCAAGCAGGCCGGATCGCCGTTCACGGTGCACGAGCAGGGCTCCTGTGGCCTGGCCGTTCCGCTGACCACCAGTGGCACGACCGCCGCAAACTCCAACGTGCTCAACTTCTCCAGCACGACCGGCGTCGTGGTGGGGATGCGCGCCGTAGGCACCGGCATCCTGGACGACACGTACGTCATCGCCGTCGGCGGCTCGACGGTCACGCTCAGCAAGGCGAGCACCGCGGGCGTCAGCAGCGGCGTCTCGATCTCGTTCCGGCCTGACCTGGTCCTGGACAGCTCGACCGTCACCGCCGGGCAGACCTTCACGGTGACCGGACACTCGATCCAGGCCGGAGCCGCCTAGGGCACGTGCCCGCCAGCGTCTGGAGGACTCGGACCGGCGTCTACCGCAACAGCGGCACGCTGTCGGTCGACGTGGAGGCGTACGCAGCACCGGGCGACGTCTCCATCGTCAGCGTCGACTTCACCGTCACCCTCGACGGTGGTTCACCGACGGTGGTCAGCGTCACCGCGCCGGAACTACGGACGCCGAACTACTCCGACGGCGACTCTCCGGTGCCTGGGGTGGTGCCGTCGAGCGGCATGGCGCCGACGTTCATGTACGGCTTCGACCTGGACTTCGCGACCTTCGCCGACAAGGCGGAGGTCACGGCCGAGGTCGTCGTCTCTGGAGCAGGCGGCCCGTTCACGGTTCCCGGTGGTTCCGTCATCGCCTACCGGGCCGACTCGGCAAACCGACCGAACACGGCGACCAAGTACTGCAACTACGACACCGGCAGCGACTCGACCGGCGACGGGAGCAACGGCAACCCATACAAGACCGCCAGGAAGGCTGCGGACGAGGTGCTTGCGACTCACCCTTCCCGCGACGGCGGCGGTGGGCGGGTCATCGTGCAGCCGTGCGAGCTGATCTGGTTCGGCAACGGCGGGCTCTCCGACTGGTACACCAGCGAGCACTGGCCGTTCACGATCGAGTTCCAGGACGGCGTCGTGATCCGCACCAAGGACGACGGGACGGAGTCCCCGATCTTCGGCGCATACGGAATCGACGGCGCGAACAACCGCAACTTCATCAAGCTCGTCGGCAGCGGCAGCGCCACCGCAGCGAAGATCGGAAGCAGCTTCGACGTCTCCAACCCGCAGAGGCACCCGCAAATCTGGACGGGCTACAAAGCCTACCCGTGCGAAATCTGGCTCTGGATCGACGGCCTTCGGTGTGGCTCGCAGCACTGGACGGAAGGGCAGGTGTCGATCCGCTTCGACGAGCCGACGGAGCCTGGCGGTCTGTGGCTCGCGATCAGCGGTGCCAACGCAACTTGGAAGCGATGGGGGTCGTGCTTGCGCGTGGAGGGTGCCAGCGACCACATCGTCGACTTCACCGACGCGCACGACTGCGTGGCCCAGGATTGCAGCATCCTGTTCTTCGGCGGGTCGACATCGGATCCGACGACGCACGAGATGAGCTACAGCCTGTGCAACGTCGTCGCGCACAACATGAAGATCGGCGTCGAGGAAGAGCGCGGGTACGTCGACCTGATGCCACTCGGATCCGGCGACCTGGTCGCCTCGACGCAGTCTGGCGGGGTGCACGATGGCAAGCTCCGCATCGACCACGCCACGGACGACGTCTACGGGACCAGGTACGGCCTGATCGCGACAGACAAGGTGTCGACGCTGACCAACTTCGAGGAGGTCATCGGCGCCCAGCTGCAGGGCGCAGACTACTGGTACGCGTACGTCAAGAACTGGCCATCGGTCGAGGCGCTTGGTTCCTACGTCGTGAGCGGCATCTACTCCGGCCTGGAGGGGGCGCAGTTCCGCATCCTCGAGGCCGGCACGAACGGGTCTGGTCGCCCGTACGTGATCCTCGACGCGGTCGGCATTGCGACCGAGAACTGCCCGGCGCCGAGCGGGTCCGTCTACCCACGGATCTTCAACGGCAATGCCGACTTGTCCTGGGCGCCGCACGGTGGCACCGACCACATGTTCCAGGCGCCGAACCAGCTCGTGGATTCGATCCGCAGCAACGTGTGCCTGTACGACCTTGACGGCACGCAGGGTCCGTTCATGGAGGTCGTCGCGATCACGCGGTGCGCCTTCGTCAACTACAACCACTACAGCCAGCAGGGCAGCGTCAACCCGGGGATCTACTACCTGCCGTGGGCGCACGCGAGCATGGCGGTCACCGACCTGGTCATCGCCAACTGCTCCTGGGGAGGGTCGTGGTACTTCGATGCCTCGCAGACCTGGTCGAACTGCCTGATCGTCAACAACGTCTTCCGAGAGATCGGTCCCGATGGACCCGCGGACGGCGTGCTCGGCTCGATCGTCTCGCACAACCATCGGCAGGTCGGCGGTACCTGGGGCGCCAACGGCACAACGGGCGACTGGTATCTCGTCGAACCGCAGAGCAGCACCGTCCACTCGTTCGAGCCAACGCTCGCCGCGAAGGGTTACTCGACCTACAGCTTTCCTGCGCCAGCCGAGTTCCTTTGGCCCGAGGGGTACACGCGCGGCGGCTGGACCAACTCCGCGGAGCAGGACTGGTTCGTCGAGCCTGACGGACCGAGCGTCTACGGGTTCCTTCCGCTGTTCGGCGCCGGCGGCACCGCGGAAGCACCTGTCAGCGGGTCCTTCGATGGCCTGTTGCCGTTCTGGCTCGACAGCTTCGCGCGCGTCGCGATCGCTGCCGATGCAGAGGGCCTCCTGCCGATCTTCGGCGGCGGCAGTGACGCGACCACCGGCGGCGTGTTCGCCGCTGTCGAGGGATTCCTGCCGCTGTTTGGCGCTGGTGCAACGGTTGCCCTGGGTTCGACGGGAGGCATCTTCCCGGGTGAGGGTGGGGGCGACATCTACGGCTTCCTGCCGATGTTCGGGCGAGCCGATTCGTTCACAGCGACTCCGGTCCTGGCGCAGGGACTCCTCACTGTCGCTGTCCCGTACACCGGCACGCTGTCGCGCGTGATCCGAGCTCCCGGCCGCATCGTCATCAACCCGACGCAGGACTTCCGCAGCGATGCCTTCCCGTTCGGAGGACGCGAGATCGGTCGCGCCAACCTCTGCTCGCTGACCCCACTCGGCCAACGATACCTGGTCGAAAACGAGGGCATGGGAGAAGTCGGCGACATCCTCCAAGCTGGGAACCGATGGGTGTTCGCGTGCTTCGTTCGCGGTTGGGACGATGACGCGCTCGAACTGCTCATGGCCAACGGATGGGACAAGGGGGACCGCAGTCAGCATTCGGTGTTCTCGGCTCCAGGCAGCCAGTTCGCTGGACGATCGGCTCTGCACCGGGGGGTGGTCTTGGCCTTCATCCCCGACGATCTGATCAACGTGCCAGCGGTCGTGCTCTACCATGCGGTGCCGGACTGGACCGATGGGTCGGAGATGGCGTTCCGGCGCGGCGAAGAGCTGGGGCTGCCTCTGACGTTCGAGTGCATGCGCGACGACGAGGGCCGCATCCTCAAGATCGGTCGGCTAGTGGACTTGGATCTGTAACCACCATGGAAGTCGACCTCACGAACGAAGCCTACTCACGCTGGCTGCGCGCTTGCCGGCCCGACCTGGTCTGGTTCCTATCGCAGGCGGAGGACGTGCAGGAGCAGCTCGCGATCCTCGGCGACGACTACGTGCAGGACGTCTGCATCGGCATCGGCTACGCGGTGAGCAACCCCGCCGCGGCAGAGGCAGGAACGAAGACCTCCGCGGGCTCGATGGATGCCGAGGTCGACCTTGTGCAGCAGCTTGCCGCCGCTGCCGTCCGCAAGATGGTCGGCGCGCATCCGTCTGCGCCACCGCCGCCGCCGCCGCCGCGCCGCCGCGAAACCATGGCCGGCGTCTTCGACAGGAAGCGTCCCGTGAAGAGTCGGGAGCCGAAGCAGTTCCTGGGTCGCCAGGAGGACGGTGCAACATGAACCCATGGCAGATGGCCCAGCAGATCAAGCACTTGCTGCAGCTGGTAACCTGGCAGCAGGGGGACCGTGATCGCATCTTCGGCCGGAACGGATCGGTTGCGGTCTTTGCCGGGCAGCCAACCGAGGAACAGATCCCGGCCGGATTCCCCTGGGCGATGGTCGGCATCGACAGCGCCGACTTCGATCCCGAGAACCCGACGGTGGTCAACCAGCGGTTCAACGTGATCGTCGCGGCCGAGGTCGCCGGAGACCGCAGCGGCGAGCAGGCGATCATCGGCGGACCGGCGCGCGACCTCGGCCGGTCGGCTGGGCGTGGCTCGAGCGAGATCGCCGGATGGGTGCGTCTGGCGCTGCAGGATCTCAACGGCGCCGACGGGGCGAAAGTCATGCTGTCGGGTCTCTCGACCAGCGCGCCGACGACGCTCGGCCGTGGCCGGCACATGGTCATGGACGAGCTGACGTTCTCCGCCGTGTGCACGTCGCACGCCTACTACGCCGCCCCGCAGGAGCTGTACTGGCAGGGAGGCGCCTGGCGCTGGACCGGCCACCAGTGCCAGTCGCGGTACGACTTCGTGCAGTTCTCACTGGTCCGCAAGGCCGGCGAAGAGAAGAGCCGGCGACCGTCCGATGGCACCATCGTCTACACCGGGACCGATCTCACCTGGACCGGTCCGCAGGTGGGTGGCAGCACCTACACGATCTTCGCCGAGTACGCGTCGCGCTCCGGCGGCACGATCGAGTCCGCTTCACTCCCCGAGGTCGGTTCCTACCGCATGCCATGACGTCTTCCCGCGATGACATGGTGATCCGGCCGCGCCTGGTCGGCGCCGGCTCCGCCACCGAAGCGCAGCGGCGCGCCAACGAGGCTCGGCAACTCGCGAAGCAGGTGAGCCATCGCGGCATCATCGGACGACTGGCAAGGGCCAAGGCGGCGACGCAGTCGCTCGAAGCCACGGGGCGGATCGCCGGACGGGTTGCCGGCCGTGTAGCGATCGGCGAGGCCGCCGGTGCCGCCGGAGAAGTCGCTGAGGCATCGGCAGAGCGAGCGGCGCTGATGAACCCTGTCGCCCTGACGCTGGCCGCGGTGGTGACTGCCGTCGCCGTTGGTGCCAGGCTGGCGTCGGGCAGGTCGTTCGAGAACATGGGGCAGAACCTGAAGACCATGCTGATGGGCGACCTTGCGGCGGATGCATCGGCCGGCGCGCAGGCTCGCGATGCTCTGCTGTCGAACCACCACCTGTTGGCGGCCACAGGGCGGCAGCAGAAGGCGAGCGCGAGCGTGAAGCAGGTCTACGACGACCTGTTCAAGCTGAAGCAGATGGAGGCACGCGGCGCGCAGCTCTTCATGAACGACAAGTACTTCCAGGCCGACAGCACGATCGACATCTTGATCGTGCGCGCACGCAACTGGCTGGTCGAGTCGTGGAGGACGCACGGCGGAGATGCCAAGCTGCGGGCCTGGCGGTGGGCCATGACGGGCATGTGGGCCTTCAAGAAGACCGTCAGCATGCGAGGCTTCTGAGGTGGCCGACCAGGAAGCAAAGGTCCGGGTGCGCCTCGACACCGGCCAGGCCAAAGCAGAGCTTGCCGGCCTGGCGAAGTCGGCGGTGTCTGCGGCTGGCCGGATCGGAAGCACCATCAGCGGCGCGCTCGGCAGCGGCGTGCGCGCCGTCGGCCTCGGCGGTGGCATCGGCGCCGCCATCTCCGCTGTGCGCAGCCCGACGCAGGGCGGTGTCATCGACACCGTCGGCGAAGCGTTCGGCCCGCTGGGCAAGCAGGTCGAGCGGTTCTTCCTCGGCGACCTCGGCGTACAGGCGCGGGCAGGACGGTCTGCTCGTGAGGAGACGATCAACGCATTCGCGATGCAGGCCGGCGCCATGAACGGCGGCCAGGGCGGCATCCCCGCCGGAGCCAAGGCCTTCTTCGACTCCATCAAGAGCATCCGGCAGACCGAGGAGCAGGGCCGCGACGTCTTCGAGCGCGACAAGAACTTCCGCGGCGTCACGCCCGAGGATCTCCTGAAGCGCATCATGGACGGCCTCGGCAAGCTCCTTTCCGAGGCGGTCGACGCCATCGTCCAGAAACTGAGGCCGTGGTGAGACCATGTCGCTAGCCAACCCCATCGCGATCAGCTACGGCAGCTTCACCGCTGGCGGGCTCAGCTCCGCCTACCAGCTCGACGGCCCCTACATCATCGACAAGAGCCACGACAGCCTGCGAGTCGTGTTCACCGTGATCTGTGTCGCCAGCAGCGTTGGCGGCCTGCAGTCGCTCGCTGAGCACCTCGAGGACTCGTTCCAGAAGCGCGACCAAGACCTGTCGATCTCCATGTCGGGCAGCTCCTGGAGCTACACCGAGGGGACGGACCTGCTGAACGTCACCGCGAGCTGCGCCAAGACCGGCAACCGCGAGACGGATCGTGGCGCCAGTCGGGCCTACACCTGCACGGTGCAGGGTGACCTGCCATCGACAGACACGGACGGGCTGCGGGAGCTCGAGGTGCACGTCAACTACACGCCGAGCCGGCAAGCGATCGTCACGATGCGCGGCGTGTACACGGCGCTGCAGGGAACCAAGGCGACAGAGCAGTACCAGGACGACTTCGACGGCCAGGCGATGACCATCCTGACGGGTGTCAGCGACGCCACCTTCGAGTTGGTCGCCGAGGAGCACGGGCGCGACCGCCTGGATGCCCTATGCACGTTCAACCGGCAGTACCAGTCCATCCTCACCAACCAGTCGACGTCGAAGGACGACACCGACATCGTCGATCACCGGGTGGTCTTCACAGACCTCAGCCAGCACCCTGGCGACTCTGCCGAGTCGGTCTACCGGCTGCGGCGCGTCGTCGGCAACTACGACTGCAGCGTGAACGTCGAGGAGAACGACGACCTGCAGGACGTCTTCGACAGCAAGGTCAAGACCAGGATCATCCAAGCGTTCCAGGACAACTTCAGTCCGCAGGTCTTCGCGATCGAGGACATCCGCGCCTCGTTCGACGAGTCGGCGAAGCGCATCAGCGCATCCATCCAGATTCTCTACCAGTCGAGCGACGGCGAAGCCGTGGTCGAGGTGTCGCAGAGCGTTGCGTACCGCGAAACCAGGAACATCGACTACACGCCGGTGCACGGGCAGGACGAGTTCTCGGCCTACGCAGACCCGGGCTGGGCTGTGCGCGAGCGGGTCTGGTCTCGCACGGTCATCATCGTCGGCGAGGACAATCCCAAGAAGCGCATCGGCGAGCGGCCGGACGAGGGCGACGCCAAGCTGTTCCCGCAGATCGGCGATGTCGAGAGCGTCGACAACGGCGACAAGTCGAGCGTGCGGAACGACGGTTGGAACATCATCAGCAACACCAGCCAGATGACTCCGCAGTGGGTCGGCGACCCGGGCGGCGACGAGGACCAGGTCCGTCTGACCGTGCTCACCGAGACCGTCGTGGAGCGCTACACCAAGGCCCCGAGCGGCGGCGGCGTCAACCCGACCACCGGGACCGGGCAGTAGCATGGCAGGGGGCGATTCCAAAAAGGCGAAGGTCACGCTCGGCGGCGTCGCCCTGGCTGCGCACAGCGGCGTCACCTGGAGGTTTCAGACCGGGGTCGCTCCCTATCAGACCGTGATGACGGTCTACAAGAAGGACTGGGACGACCGCCTCGAATCGCAGCGAGGCCAAGCCCTGGACCTCGTCATCGAGGACGCACGCGGCGCCAACATGACGATCAAGCAGGTCTGGATCCTGCACCAGCTACCGGCGTCTGGCCCCAACGTCGTCAGCTTCCTCGTCAGCGACCTGCGCTGGCGGTGGCCGTACCGACTCGTCAGTCGCGACTACAACATCCCCAAGAAGACCGGCAACCGCACTGCACTGCAGGACGTGCCCGTCGAGCAGCAGGTCACGGTCGACGAGTACCAGTACCGCGCCTACAGCCTCAACGACAAGAAGCGATGGACGTCGAAGGACGCCGTCGAGGACATCCTGAAGGAGCTGGACAAGGCGGACGACATCCCCGGGTCGCCGGGGAGCGGTGCCGGCGGCGGCTACAAGATCGACTCGTTCCCGATCGACTCTGGTTCCGAGGAGGATGGGCAGTTCACGATCCAGAACGTGATGCTGCGAGACCAGGGCGACGTCGCGCTGGCCAGGATGCTCGGCTACGTGCCAGGCGCTGAGGTTTGGATCGACCCGGACGGCAAGGCCACGGTCATCGACGGCACCGACCTCGACGCAACCGAGCGCTACGTGAAGGACTTGCCGCCAGTGACCTGGGACGGTGAAACGTCGGTGACTGTCGAGCGGCGCTACATCCGCCCGAAGGACGTCTTCGTGTACTACCAGCGCGAGATTGAGATGCTCCTGGAGTACAGCGACGACTACACCGGTGGCACGAGCGCCGACCCGCCGCAGAACGCGCCCTACCTGGAGAACGTGCTGCCGACGACGGACCCGGAGACGACGCTGTCCGAGTACGACCCCGAAATCAACCAGATCACGCCGCGCGAAAACGTGCCGCCGGGGACGTGGGTCGAGGTCGGGAAGTGGCTGGTGTCGATGAACGAGATCCGCCCGACCGGGTCTCTGCCGTGGACGTTCGAGACGATCGCACTGCACTGGCAGACCGGCAACCTCGATGCGGTGCTAGGCGGCACAGGCATCTACATGGAGCACGACGGATCCATCGAGGAGGAGCGCAACCGCGACAACGTCGCCATGCGGATCCAGGCGCTGAAGACGCACTTCCGGCAGACGTTCCGTCTGTCGCGTCGCTACACGGAGCGCTTGCGCGATCTGCAGCCGGTGCGAGCGGCCCTGCTGGATCCGGTCACCGGTGCGAGGGCGCCGGCGAGCGTCTGGGGACAGGCATGCATCGTGCCGTCGAAGAAGGGTCTCCTCGTGACGTCGCACAAGGACGCGGAGAAGGTCGGCTACTTCCGCAACATCGACATGTTGAAGCCGTCCCGCGAGCAGAACAAGAACATCATCGAGACCGCCGCTGGTCCGACGCGGGTGATCATCCTCGACAGAGACCTCGGCATCATGCGGCTGGAGTGGATCGCATCGCCGTACGGGACCGTCGACAGCATCACGCCATGCAACCTGGTCAACAACGGCAACCAGCCTGCCGTTCCGCAGCGCGACCTGTCGGTCCAGGACGACAAGCCGATCGGTGTCGGCCTGCGCATCGAAGAGGGCACGAACGAGATCAAGCTGTCACCACGCCTGAACTTCAAGCTGCTGCTGACCGTGGTCCCATGCTCCCCGAACAACCTGGACCAGTTCTACCAGCGTCGGGTCACGTCGACCGACGTCGCCGACATCTTCAGGAACGAGTTCCGCATCCAGGGCGGCGTCGGGCCGCAGATGCACATCTTCGTTCCGCCAGGCGAGCTGACCGCACGGTTTGCTTGGAAGGACGACAAGGAGGCGCGGCAGACCCTGGAGACCATCATGGGCATTGTCGACCAACCCTCGACGGACAACGCGCAGACGGGCGGCTCTGGAGGCGCTGGCGGCAACACCGACGATGGCGACGAGGAGAACGGCGGACTGAAGGGGTTCGTGCTGACCAACGCGGACCCCGAGATCAAGCAGCACTCGCAGGCGGTGGCGGCCGAGGCCCTCGTGCCGTTCGCGGACGCGGTGCAGGGTCGGGTTGCCGGAGTCATGCCGGACAAGGGGTTGAAGATCGTCGGCAACATGTCGGGCGCAACGGTGCACGTCGGCGCGGCGCCGTCGGCGAAGGTGTCGGTCTTGCATGAGTTCCCTGGGCAGCAGAAACTCGTCAGCCGGATGGCGATGCTTCCTGAGTCGGCGCGGCACCTGATTCTCGGCACGATCAAGGTGGGAGTGTGAGCGGCTTCACCGACTGGACGGAAGTGGGGATCTTCCCGCTCCAGGATCACGCCGATGCAGAGCACCCGCTCGGCATGCGGATGCAGATCGTCGGCGGTCGCCTCAAGAACCTGAAGGACCCCAGCGACAACGACGACCCGAATGAGTCGCTCGCTGAGTATGGGAAGGAGAACGGCCTCGGCACGCTCGGCGACATCCACCCGTGGCTGTTCTGGCAAACGGGGTCCCGAGAGCAGCGCGATACCGGGTCATGGGCGCAGTCGTTTGCGGCGATCTGGGGAGACGGCAACAACGGCGGCAGCCCGACCACCGGCCCCGACGGAGACGTCATGGCGCAGCCGGTGCGCAACAGCGATTGGTCCACCGACCTACGCTTCGCCGGCCTCACGCCTGGCTGGCCGAAGGGTTTCGGCAAGCTCGGCAAGGGCCACATGGTCGCGGTCTTCCCCGCGATGGAAGAGCGATCGCAGCACCCGATCATGGGCTCGATCGACCCGCGCATCTTCTGCCCAAGCGCCGGCGGAAGCTCGGAAGCCGGCACGATCGTCGTCGACTTCCAGCCTGACAACGAGCCGTGCATGGACGGCATCGAGAGCATCGGCATTGGCGGCCGGCATTCCCCGATCCAATCGGTGCTGCGCGTCGTCGCGATGCCACCACAGGGAGGCGGCCACGTCGAAACCGCCGGCAACTGCATCGCGATCAACTACGCGACCTCGCGAGGTGGCTTCGCCGGCTACGGCATGGTCTGGTCTCGGCTCGACACGTCGGTCAGCGGTCCGACGACGGGCGGCCCCGACAACAACGGGCCAACGACTGGCGGGCACCCGCCGGACCCAATCACCCCTGGCGGCTCCGTCTCGCAGGCGGTGCAGTCCCTGAAGCTGAAGGCTGCTCCGGGAGCTCCGCCGATCCAGACGAGCAGGTCTGTGGACTCGGCCGAGGGCGACACCGGCGACGAGGACATCGGCAAGACACCAGACCAGTACGGGCACTTCAACCCGACGGCGGTCGGTGGCCACGGTTCGGCCTTGATGGCGCACCTCGGCGGCTATGGGCCGCTGTGCGCTGGCTCGGCATCCGACAAGCACAGGATGGGCACGGACCGGGACGGCAACCCGATCAACGCTGGGCACATCTCCGCGGACGCCTACATCTACGACGACTCGGAGCGCGACGGCCCGTTCCACTTCGAGGGCGACTACCCGAAGCCGAGCAACTACCCGCTGCAGGCGAAGGTCCACCTGACATGGGACAAGCGAGAGGAGCACGCCTTCGCTGACGGCTCCCGCAAGGGCAAGTGGAAGTGGTACGCCGAGGTGCCCTACGTCGCCCCAGACGGCCCCCCTGGCGACATCCCGTTCGTCACGCTGCCGCCGGTGGCGCCGCCAATCAGCGGCCCAACGACGGGCGGCCCGCCGAACCCTGGCGGCGGCGGAGCGCCAACGCCACAAGGAGGCCCCACCGGTGGTGGCATCCCGGGCGCGCCGGTTCCAAGCGGTGGGTCACCAACCGGCGGTGGCGGCGGTGGCGGTGGCGGCGGCGCGGTGACTGGCGGACCATCTGGACCTGCCAGCGGCGGCGCCGGAGGTGGCGGAGGTGGCGGTGGACAGCCAGGAGGCCCGACCACCGGCGGCTACATCCCCGGCCTGCAGCCGAGTCCGTGGTATCCGGCAGTCACTGGGTCGCCGTTCCCAGGAGAGCAGCGAGGAACTCCTGGCTCCGGCGGTTCCGGCGGCGGCGGAGGAAAGCCTCCTGGCCGCAACCCGCCAGACCCGACCACCCCCGGCGGAAGCCCTGGCGGGTCCGGCAACGGCAACGGCCCAACCGGAGGCGGAGGCGGAAGGCCTCCGTGGGAACCGGACCCGTCCGATGACATCGGCTGGGAGGAGCGCTACAAGCGCTGGAAGCAACGCGAGAAGGAGCGTTACCCGGATCCCAAGAACGGCAGCCCGTACGGATCTCTGACCTTCGTCGGTGAAACCGACCAGAGCGACAACGGCGCGTACTCGATCCTGCACCCGCTCCAAGAGGCCTTCGCGGCGATCGCGTTCCGACCCCAGAACTGGAGCACCGGCTCGCTCAACTTCGAGCACAACCCGAACGAGTCGTCGGACACCTACGCCAATGACGAGCGAACGAGGCCGCAGGTGCTGGTGGCGCGAGCCTACGGCGGCCTGACGGTCGACGGAGCGTGGGACTACAAGCAGACGCCGGAGACCTCCCGCGCGCGCGGAGGCATTGTCAACGGTGGCCTTCTGCTCGGCCCACCGCAGTTCGAGATGGAGGACTACATCGGCAACGGCAGCGGCACCACGGAGAGCCCTGGCGTGGGTGGCGGAACTCCTGTCGACCAGCCTGGCAGCCAGGGATACCTGACGCTGGCCCCTGGTGCCTGTCTCGCGTTCGGGATCCCCAACAGCAGCGGGTCGCTGTGTTCTGGATCGGCTGCCGTCATGCAGAACGGCCTCAGCGGCCCAATGGTGATCTCGCAGCTCAACAGCTCAGGGTCGCCGCAGTCGCTGATGAGTCTGCAGCAGAGCCCCATCAGCGCCGAGCGCATGGTCGCCGTCAGCGGAACGCAGGCGCTGCGGATTCCTCGCGGGACCAACGCGCAGCGGCCGACGGTGCTCGGTCCAACTGGTGGCGAGATCCGCATCAACAGCGACGGCGCCAACGACGTGTTCGAGTACTGGGACCAGCAGGGGATGGCGTGGGTCTCTCTCGGTTCAGGCGGTGGCGGTGGTGGACTGGCAGACGGCGACTACGGCGACGTGGTCGTCAGCGGCAGCGGAACAGCCATAGCCATCGACGCGAATGCAGTGACTGACAGCAAGCTCAGGCAGAGCGCCGGCTTGTCGGTTGTCGCACGTTCTGCGAACAGCACCGGCAACGTCGCCGATGTCACCGCCGGAACCGATGGTCATGTGCTGCGGCGCAGCGGCACAACACTCGCATTCGGGACCGTTGCGACGGCAGGCATCGGCGACGATCAGGTCACGAACGCCAAGGCTGCGAACATGTCGGCGGCGACGATCAAGGGCCGGGCGTCTGGAGCTGGCACCGGTGATCCAACGGATCTTTCCGGGTCTCAGGTCGCCACGATCGTGTCGCCTTACCTGGCGATCCCGACCATGGCATCGGAGATCACCGTCGACCCGAGCACGTGGAGCGGCCTGTTCGCAGGATTACACGTCAGCACCGTGCAGGACGTCTTCGACTGGATTGACGCCAACGTCACACCGTGAGCCGGAACGTCTCACCTGAGACTCGGCCACAAGAAGGCGTAGGTGAGTGCTGTGGCTAGCATCGGACCGATGAGCCGCTCGAAGAAACTCAGGCAGCCAGCCATCGTGCTCAAGGAGGCCCCCGAGATCGGCGCTGTGGACTCGCCGCCAAAGCCAGTCGTCCTCCCGCCGATCGAGCCCAAGGCTCCTCCGGCGGAAGAGACGGTCGACCAGGCCAGGCTTCGCGCTCAGCGGTGCATGACCACCATCCAAAAGGTCTTGCAGGACCACGGGTGTTCGATCGTGCCGATGCTCAACAGCGAGCAGGTAGGGCAGGGACCGACAACGCGAATGCTCGTCGCGGCGACGTACTTCATCATGCCTCACCCAAGGGAGGGGGGGTGATCTCGCAGACCGTGGACGTCGGAAGCCTGAGTCAGTGGGGCATCGCAGGTGCGATCCTCGCGGTGTTCGTGGCGCCGGTGTTCTACGTGATGATCAAGTCGTTCCAGCGGCGCGAGGATCGCGACGGCAAGGTCACCGACGCGCTCATCTTGTCGGTCGACCAGCAGAAGGCGGCGCTCGATCAGTGGCGCAACTTCGAGCTGAACGAAGAGAAAGTGCACGCCGCGATCATGGCCAACCTTGGCCAGGTCGCGCAGAACCTGTCGATCATCGCGGACCGCATGCAGGCGCATGCCGAGAACGCGAACGCCAACCTCGAGACGCACAGCCGCGTCGCGCAGGTGCTCGATGAGATCGCGACGAAGCTGAAGGCAACATCATGACCAAGCACCTGATCGTTCTCGCCCTCCTGTTGTTCTCTGGCTGTGTCGGCCCCGACCCGATTCGCCTGGCGTCGGAACGTGCGAACTACCACCTGGCGGTGCGCTGCGCCGACGGTTGGTTCAGGCGCCTGCCCTACACCGTTGCCGACGAGCAGGTGGTTCGCAGCTCCTTCGACGACTGGGACAAGGCCCTTGCCGCTGACGAGGCCCTCGTGCAGTGGCCGATTGGATCGGCGCCTACGCAGCCGCCGCAGCAGCCGACAGTGCCCGCACCGCAGCCTGGGACGCTCCCGCAATGACCACCAGCATCGAGTCGGTGCTCGCCGCCGTCGAGAGCCTGGCATCGGCATCTGCGGTGCGCATGGGCCAGAGCTACAACGTGTCGGTGCAGCCGCGGATCGCCCGCTTGCTCGCCGACATGGCCATCGTTGCGATCCGCGCGGCATCCGGCGAGGACGTCGAGACGGCTCGCATCGCGCTCGAGGCCAGCACGAAGAACATCGCGCGCGAGGAGAAGGCGACGCTCGCGCTCGAGGGTCGCGATCTCGCCCTGCGCGCTGTCCTCGGCATCCTGCTGCGAGTCTGATCCATGGCGACCGTCCCCGGCATCCTTGTCTTCGGTGAGTACCACCTCCAAGGGGGGCAGCCGCCTACCTTTGCGTTCGGCACCCCGGTCATCTCCAACAACTTCCCGCTGAACAGCGGGCTGCACGCGATGCTCGATCGCGATGCGATGCGGATCGTCCCCGACGATCCAGCAACAGGCGGCCCGGTGGCCGACTCGCTGTCGTGTTGGCCGTGGTACGACATCGGCGCCGATGACGTGAGCTACAGCGTTTCCTCGGCCACCAGCACGACGGTCACCGTCAGCCCGTCTCCTGGATGGACTACGAACGAGTGGGCCAACCGGTTCATCACGCTGCTCAACTTCACGCCGCCCTTCGCGACGTTCGGCTTCGAGCAACGCATGAAGGTCGTCAGCAACACGGGCGACACGATCACGGTCGCCGGATTCAGCCCGACGCCATCGGCGACGCAGGTGTTCTTTCTCGGTCGCGGTCGATTCACCGACTACCACGCAGTGGCTGGGACGCTGCACGCGACCGAGCTCGGATCTCCATCGTCGCGCGGCGGTGGATCGATCGCTGCTGGCGGTCTTGGCGTCGGACCTGATGCGACACTGCTGCTGGAGCTGTACCAGAGGGTCTACAGCACGACGCCGTACTTCCACCTCTTCAAGCAGATCACCATCGGGACAGTCGTCAGCAGCTTCGCCAATGCGCCGCACAACACCTTGCGCTACGTGCTCGATGACGAGATTCCAATCGTCGAGGCGGCGGCTGCCAGGCGCGGCAACACGATCGCATGGCAGCACTGCCTGTTCGACTTCTCGATGCAGGACGTGCAAGCAGCGATCAGCAGCCCGGCGAGCATCCTGAACTACGAGAGCCGTCTACGAGAGGTGATCGCCTGGCTCCGCGGATCGACGGTGATGAAGAACAGCAGCGCGAAGGTGACGCTGATCAACCACCGAGACGACCTCTGGGCGGTGGCGGCTCCTGGCGGCACTTCGTACGTCCGCGGTGTCCACAAGGCGGTAGCTGGCGACACGGCCGGGGTCTCGATCCTTGACTGTCAGACGTACCGCATCGGCGGCGATGTCGGTGAGCCGCCGAATGGAGAAAAGCGGTACTACGCGCAGGCCGAGTACTTCCGCATGGGCAAGGACGTCGCCGAGATCATCCGGCGGGTCAACCTCGGCATCCCGATCGAGCAGGACGGTGGGATCCCCGTCTACCTGATGCTGGGCGACTCGATCTTCGTCGGCCAGGCCATTGGCAACTGGACGCTGAACAGCAACAGCGACTCGATCAGCGGACCGACGCCCGGGAGCCTCGTGCGCCCGAGCAACCAGATGATCTGGAACCGGCAGACGGGCCAGATTGAGACGTACGAGCCCCACAGCAACAGCAACACTAGCGGCACTCTGTCGGGCAACGCAGGCCCGGACCTGTCGATCATGGCGGAGCTTGGCGATCTGCACCCAGGCGGCTTCGTGTTGATCAAGCGGGCTGCCAACGGAGCAGGCCTCGCCGAGGGAGCATCGGCCTACGACGGCAACAACGGCGGGCGCTGGGTGAAGTCGGCCGAAGAGCACTACCAGGAGCTGCTGGCCGACTTCAACACCTGTGTGCAGTACATCAACGAGGTGCTCGGCAAGCAGGCGGACGTCCGCGCCGCCATGGTCAGCGCTGGCCACAACGACAACCAGGCGGCGACCGGCACAGGAGGGACCTCGTTCGCGGCGCTGCTGCGGCCGTTCTGCGACGACCTCTGGGCGGACTTCACGACCCGCACCAGCGGCAAGAAGTTCCCGATCCTATGGCGCCGACCTCAGTCAGACGCGGCCGGCGCCGACCCGGTGCGGATTCAGCAGGTGCGCACCGCGCTCGACGTGCAGGCGAACCTGGAGAGCCAGTTCCGCATCGTCGACGTCGACGGCCTCGAGCGCGATCGGAGCGACAACCTGCACGAGACACCCGAGACCGCCGTAGTCACTGGTCGTCGCATGGTGACTGGTCTGCGGCGGGTCTCGATCTAGGCAGAATCGCTGACGCCACGCTTGACACCGTAGGGGACCGCAGGTAGAGGTGGGCGCAGTGCCAACCAGAGGTTCCCCATGCTGCCACCCAACATCCTGCCCGACCGGAGTGATTCGGCCGGGCGCCCACGTTCTGTTGCTCCGATCGCAGCGCGCCAAGGGCTCGCGATCGGCCTCGGTTGGCACTGCGGCAAGGCGCCAGAACTGACGGCTGGCCTCGCCGCGCCTTCGCGCCGTGGTGGGGCTTCTTCTACGCGCAGCGGTTGGCACGGTACCCGGTACGACCGGACCATAAGTCCAGGTGACGTGGCGGCCGGACTCCTGCTCGCGGCGATCCTGTTCACCGTACTGACCGAGTGGCCCGTCCTGTGGCTGGCGGCCTGGATGGTGGCGCAGTGATCGCGATCCGCACTCCACAGGGCCGCGACCACACACGCGGCGCCCCGGCGCTGGCCTGCGAATTCAACCGCCGCAGGCCGGCGTGCCCCGCGCTGACTGACTCCCGGCGCGGGGACTTCTTCCGGTGCTCGGCGGCGGAGCGGTCTCCGGGCATCGCGTTCTTTTGCGGAGAGCTAGGCACCCTGCCGGCGGCGAGGGCCGGCAGGGCATTTTCACGGAGGACGGGACGATGACGATGGTCACAGTTCTGGAGCACCTGCGCGTGATCAACAGCGCCACGATGGCCCGGCGCAAGGCTGGTCACGCGATGACCTACGCGGCGGGCCAGGAGCTGATCCGCTACGCGCCGGACCTGGTGCATCTCGCCGAGGTCGTTGGCGACTACCTCGCCGGTGACGCCCCCAAGGCGGCGCTGCTCGGCGCTTTCCGGCCGATGCTGGCCGCCGTCGAGGAGCGCCGCACCGCGCGGGAGGCGACTGGCGCATGAGCGAGGTCCTGTCTGTGCTGGGGCTGGTCCTGGTCGGGTACCAGGTGGTCAAGCTGCTGCGCTGGGCCTACCGGCGCGCGACGGCGAAGCGCGCGGCCGCGCCGCCGCCGCACGTCGACCCAACCGTGTGCCCATGCGCCTCCTGCCAGGCACTGCGCGCCAACCCGGCGCTGCGCATGACGCCGGAGATGGCGCAGATCGTGCAGAGCATGTTCGTCCTCGCGTCCCTGAACCGCGCGCCGGCGGTCGTGCGCAACTTCGACACCGTCACCCAGGCCGGCGTCGGTCGCGTGGTGTTGGTGGCCTTCAACGGCGCGGTCTACGACCAGGTGGTCCAGCCGCTGCTGCACAGCACGTTCGGGACGAGAGCCGTATGAGCACCACCAGCCAGACCGAGTCGGTCACCCTGACGATGCGCCAACGCGCTGTTCGCCACCGTGCGCCGCATCCGCGAGAAGGAGGAGAAGTGAGACTCACCAGCGAACGTGTCGACGACCTCAAACTCGTTCTGGAAGCGGCGCGCTGCGGCAAGAAGACCGACTTGGTGACGCTTCGCGGACAGCACCGATCGGTGGACCTATGTTCTGTCTGCATTCGGAGTCAGTGACGATGGACACGAGACGACCACACGAGATCAAGACGTTGACCGATGCCGCCGCCGGTTATGGCCCAGGGTTTCGCGACCCGATCGAGCGGCGTCGATGGTTGCCGATCACCGAAGACGAGGCGTCGCTCCTCGGTGCCATGGACGAGGACGGGCGCGCACACTGGTTTGCCAAGCTAAGCCGCCAGGAGAAGCGGGCTCGGTTTCGGGCTGCCGAGAGGAGGGGAAATGCCAACTGACCAAACCTCCACCCCGCCCGCGTCCCCCCAGCAATTGCACGACTTGCCATGACAATCCGAAAACTCACCCGTGCCGGCACGACCGGCGTTTACCACATCGTCGACGGCAAGCGTGTCGAGGGTTCGCATGCCGACCTGTACGGCTGCGTGTCCAACCTGCGCGGCGACGTGATCGGGCTGCGCGGTGACGTGTCCGGCCTGCGCAGCAACGTGTCCGACCTGCGCGGCGACGTGTCCG